TCAGCCCGTCCGGGCAACCCAATCCCCCTTCTCGATAAACCTGATCCGGTACGCCTCACGCTCTGCCGAGGACATGAACTCCCAGGCGAAGTCTTCGGCTTTCGGCCCTCCCTCACACTGCCCGTACCGATACCAGCCACCCACACGCAGACCGGAGTACATCAGGTTGCGCTTGATGACTCCGACGCCGAGGGTTTCCAGCATCTCGCGAAACAGTTCGTCGGCTTCGGCGCGGCTGACCTGCTGCGAGCAATAAAGCCAATCGTGAACGACGCCAGCGGCGCGGTGATCCAGGCCATCAAACAGCGGATCGACCAGCCAGGGTATCGACGCCAGATCAGTCACGAACCAGCGCGGCACGGTGAACTCCCGACCGTCCCGAGCGTGATACCGGAACGGCTCCAGTAGCACCCACTCGCCCGGCTTGTACGCCCGCAGATCCAGCGCGCCAGAGAAATATGGCTCACTCATAGCATTCAACCCTCACGCGATGCGGGGCGGTGCGGGTGTCCATGACGGCGCGATAGGCCGCACGGTCTACGGCTGGCTTGCCGCAGTAGTAGGAGGCGAGCGAGGCGGCACAGCCCTGAAGGGTGAGCAGCAGGCAGGCGGCAATGATCAGGCGCATGGTGTATCTCCTTCGAACAGTGCCCGCTCCGCAGCGCGGCGTTTGACGAGCCCGGATAGTTTCTTGCCCGAGGCGTAGACCCAGCGGTCGAATTGGGCCGCAGCGCCGGGGTAGTCGCCCGCGTTGAGCAGGCGCAGCAGCGTGGATTTCTCCAGGGCCTTGGCGCCGAGATTGAAGGCGAACGAGGTCAGCGAATCGAACTGACCCTGCTTCAGCGGCACCTTGACCAGCCGAGAGACGGCCGCTTCGAACTGGCGCACGTCCTCGCGTAGCAGTTGCTCGGCACGCTCTGCGGTGATGGTCTGGCCCAGCTTCACGCCAGCGGTCGAGCCATAGCCGATGGTCGGGATCGCTGCGGGGCACAGGTACGCGGACAGGCGCAGTCCCTCGAACTGGCGGATCAGCGCCAGGCCGGTTTCTGATATTTGCATGGTTTCTCCAGGCAATAAAAAACCCGCCGAAGCGGGTCTGTGTGTCGCGGGCGGGTCAGATTGCCGAAGCAGCCACGAACAAGCCGTCGACCTGCTCGTCGGTCAACCCAAGGTCGCCGGCCATGTAGGCAATCAGCGGCCAGTCGCGGCGGACCTCTAGCGCGTACTCCCAGTCGATCCGGGCGCGCTCGCCCTCGGTGCCGGGCATCGTGGCGATTGACGACTGGACGGCATCTAGCAGGCCGGCGTCGAGCAGCGCGATTCGGCACTGGCGCATGGTGACTGACTCGGGAACCGCAGGCGCAGGAGCGGGAACCACAACCCAGCCCTGGACATACCGCCCGTGATCTTCGCGGATCTCGCCAGGCTGTAATTGCTCGCCAGCCGCTAGAGCTGGCTGAGGGTCGTGCTCCAGCTCCGCATAACCCAGCCCGGCAACGTGCTCGATGGTGATTTCGGGAGGGAAGCTGATTTGAGGATGTGCAAACCGGATAGCGGTGTCGTCTGCGGTTGCCAGCGTATTTCTGTGGGCGAACATAGTGAATCCTTATATTTTGACTCGGCGAACAGGCCTAACCCTGTTTGTCGCGAACTTGAGGTCATTGGTCTGGAGGCCGTTGTCAGCGCTCTGAATCCAAGCGGACCTTGTGTTTGTGGCGAACTCGGTCGAAGACCAGTAGTACACGCCAGAGCCGCCAAGCGACTGCGCCCCGCCTGTTCTGAAATCCGCCGCCAGTGTCTGCGCTGGACTGCTGGCTGTGTATGCAGGCCCTATCGGCACGCTGTTGGCGTTTTGCCCCTGATAGCCTCCATCCCCCCGCGTTGAAACATAGTTGCTGGTAGTCGACGGTTTCAGTCGCCGATATAACAACTCAAGCTCATCGCGTGCCGGCAAGTACCAGTCAAGGTATCCACCCCCGGCGTAGGCGCGGCAATACTGCGTAGCGGGATGCGTCGAGTTATTCATCACGCCGCAGTTTGCCAAGCCGTCGTGATAGCTCTGCGTCCCACTGGTCGCGCTGTCTGTCGTTTTTTGGGCAAGGCTTGTCTCGGCAGATTTGGGCGCCACAATCAATGCGTAGTCGCCATCACTGTAACGCATCATTCCAGCGTAAAAACCGCCTTCAATGGCCGTCCCAAAAGGCAGCGTTTGCCAGTCGACTCCAGCAACCATCATCAGCTTTTTCGCGGCGCTCAATTTGCAGCCCCCTTGCGCCCCAGCCAGGTCGCGCCATCTGTGGTAGAGAGGATGTATTCAATTATTTTGTTTGCCGCTGGCGCTACAGGCGTGACTGCGGCGAGCCATGTGATGCCGGCAAACCATGCCAGCGAATAGGCGGTCGCCCCCTGCCTTACGCGCACGACGATTGAAAACGTCTCGCCGGATAGTGCCGGCGCATTGCTGAGGGCAAGCGTGGCATTGCCCGACAGTGTTAGATCGAAAACATCGGCGGTCGAAAGATCGAGAGTCACGGTCCCGGCTGCCGCTGCGTTCGCGACCGTCTTATCAATGTACTGGGCCATACTTGAGCGAGGGCCGCTGACGGTTTTATTTGTCAGCGTCTCGACGCCTGCGGTCGTAGCGATTCCCGTGACGGCTCCTAATTGCCCGTTAACGCTAGTCACGCCAGCCACATCGCTAACACCTACAACCCAAGATGTCCCGTTATAAGCGCGCAGATATCCAGTCAGGGTATTGACATAGGCGTTACCTGCTACCAGTGGCGCGCCGGCTTTGCCTGTTACCGGATCGCTTGTCGCGGCACCTAGCCAGAGTTCGTCAAGGGATTCGAGGTTGGCGGCATACCCCTGCGCAGCCGTGGCGCTTTGTGATGCCTCGCCGGCCTTGTTCGTTGCCGTGGTGGCGCTCGCTGCCGCTGCCTGCGCGCTGGCGTCGGCGTCGATGGCGCGTTGATCCACGAACGCAACCGAGGTGTTTGTCTCGGTAAGCCGCCACCGACCGGGCGGTGCAAAAGATCATTGGCGGGCCGACAGACCAGCCAGCCGCCTAACCCCGCACGCAGCAGGAGATAGACATGCACACAGACAAGGCGATAGCAGAGTTCGAGGCGTGGTGGGACAAGCAGCCTCACCGCGAGCAGTTCGAGGACGTGAAGGAGCAGATGCGGAATGTGTGGCTGGCGTCGCGGCGGGAGTTGGTGATTGCGTTGCCTGATCGCACGGATTCGACAGGCTGCACCCATGTGATTGAGAGCTGCCGCGCCGCCATAGAAGCAGCCGGCGTAACAGTGAGGGGGTGAGCATGAGCCTTTGGCAATCATTTAAGCGCCTGCCGGAGCAGGAGCAGAAACGCCAGTTTGAAATCCTCGCCAAGTCCGACATGCAGCGAATCCGCATGGAAGTCTGGATAGAGGAAGAAGGCGAGCGCACGAACGTGTGCGTAAAGAATATCCTCGGCAAGCGCTGCAGTTACTGCGGCTGCCGGGAATTGGAGGGGTAACGATGGCCAGATATCAGACCATCAAGCGATTTGCAGAGGCAACCGGCTACACTGAGCACGCAATCCGGGCCAAGCTCTCGAAGGGAGTCTGGCCGCTGGGTGAAATCTGGATCAAGGCACCAGACGGCCATGTGCTGATCAGCGTGGAAGGGTATGAGTCATGGGTGGAAAGCGGAATGGAGTCCGGCGCGCGTCGGCGTCCAGCATTGAAATCAGCTTCATGTACGAAGGGACGCAGTGTCGCGAGCGTCTCCCACTTGAGCCCAGCCCCGCTAATCTGAAGCGTGCCGAGAAGCACAAGGCGGCGATTGAGCTTGCGATCTACCACGGAACCTTCGACTACGCCGCGACTTTCCCCAAGTCCAAGCGCGCTGTAAAACTCGGTCATCAGACCGGGCTGATTCCCCTCTCCGACTATCTCGAAAAGTGGCTGGCCCGAAAGGAGGCGCACCTGAAGGCGTCGACCCTGGACGGCTATCGCAAGATTATCAGTGGCGTACTGGTTCCGAGGCTGGGCCATGCGCCGCTGGTGACGCTCACGCGCAAGATGGTGCGGGACGAGTTGACCAAGATGGATGCCTCGAACAAGCGGCTGGCCAACGTGCAAAGCTGTTTGCGGTCGGCGCTGAACGATGCGGTAGATGATGAATTGATCGAAGCGAACCCGCTCGCCGGCTGGACATACTCAGTGAAGGGCAAGCCCAAGGCAGAAGACGAGATCGACCCGTTCACGAAAGAAGAACAGGCCGCGATCCTGGCGGCAGCGACCGGGCAATACCGGAACCTGTTGCAGTTCGCCTTCTGGACTGGCCTTCGGACGTCGGAGCTGGTGGCGCTGGAATGGGGGGATATTGATTGGCTGCGGGGGGAGGCGCGGATATCGCGAGGACTGACCAAGGCGGCCAAGGAAGCGGAGTTGCCGAAGACGGCGGCGGGGTTGCGGGACGTGAAACTGTTGCCAATGGCACTGGCTGCGCTCGAGGATCAGAAGGCGCACACCTATATAGTAGGCGGGCCGGTCTTCCATGATCCGCGCTACGGCAAACCATTCGACGGTGACCAGGCTATCCGGAAGTCATTCTGGATCCCGACGATACGCAAGGCCAAAGTACGCTACCGAAACCCGTACCAGACCCGGCACACCTATGCATCAATGATGCTGTCAGCCGGTGAGCATCCAATGTGGGTAGCAAAACAAATGGGCCACAGTAGCTGGGTGATGATCGCCCGCGTCTATGGCCGGTACATTCCGAACGATGGCGACACGTCAGGCAGCAAGGCGGCAGAGCTGTTCGGGACGCCGGTTCAAATCCCTATGGAGGATTCAGCATGAGCGAACTACTCGGATCGGCCAGGCAGGTAGCCTGGGCTGAGTCGATCATCAAGGATGCACAGGCACGTATTTTGAAGGCCGCGAAGGAAGCGCCATCATTCAAGAAGGCATGCCTTGCCCTTTCGAGCGCCCTCGATGAAATAACGGACGCGGCATGGATCATATCCAACCGGAATAATCTTGGCCTAAGCGTCGGCACCGTCTACGGCACGGGCGAGCCAACGGTCGGGCCTATGAGCATTCGAGACCATCAGCTGCTTAGAAATGAGCACTGGCGGAATCCGGCGCTGAGAAAGGGCAGGTCATCTGTGTCGAATCAGACAGCAGAATCAATCAAGCAGCTTTTTATTGATGCTCAGCGTGACCAGCTAGCTAAAGCGGGCCGAGCGCCGGGCAAGTTTGAAGCAATACAGTCCGAGGTGACAGCATGAGAAATCAGATGGTAAGTGTGCCGCTCGAGCTGCTGAAGCGCCTTCATCTATCGCACTACCACACGCTTTCGCATGACGAAAAGCTGGCGGTCAGTGCGTCGCAGGCCATGGATGCCGCGCTGGTAGACCTCTATGAGCTGATGGCGATGGCGATGCCTGAAAGTGACCCGCATAAACCGTACTCAAAACTGCGTTTCAGCAACATTTCAGCAACCAGCTAGCGCAAGCCTAGTAAATACGGGCATTGACCGGGGGTTCAAATCCCCCCGGCTCCACCAAATACACATCTAAGGGCGTCCACGGACGTCCTTTTTTGTGCCTGAAACCCAGCAAATACGGGGCTTTCAGCATCATTACGGTCCGACAGCGTCCCGTAACATCTACGGATTCATGTATTCCACGTGGTATTCCAAGCGTTCCGCTGGTAAATTTTGGAATACACAAACCGCCTTGGAATACATCATGGGTGCCCAAGCCACGCGCCTTTCAGACCTCAAAGTCAAAGCCGCCAAGCCGAAGGAGAAAGACTACACGTTGACTGATGGCAACGGCCTTCAGTTGCGAGTGAGAATCAATGGCTCGCGGCTATGGAATTTCAACTACATTCATCCGGTGACGAAAAAACGGATCAACATGGGGCTTGGCACCTTTCCCGAGGTGAGCCTGGCACAAGCGCGCAAACGAACCGTAGAAGCGAGAGAGCTTGTCGCGCAGGGGTTAGATCCAAAAGAAATGCGCGATGCTGATCGGCTGGCGAAGAAAGCAGCCACAGAACACACATTTAAGAACGTCGCGGCCGCATGGTTCGAGCTCAAAAAAGATTCAGTAACTTCAGCCTATGCCGAAGATATCTGGCGCTCGCTCACGCTTCACGTTTTCCCGGACCTAAGCGCCACTCCCATCTCCGCTATAACCGCACCAAAGGTTATAAATCTGCTCAGGCCGCTTGAGACGAAAGGTAGCCTGGAGACCGTTAAACGCCTGACGCAGCGGCTCAACGAAATCATGACCTACGGGGTCAACTCGGGCCTGATTCACGCGAACCCACTCAGTGGGATTCGCTCGGTTTTCAAGAAACCGAAAAAGAAGAACATGGCTGCGCTACCGCCAGACGAGCTGAATGAGCTCATGGTGGCCATTGCCAATGCCAGCATAAAAAGAACGACCCGCTGCCTGATCGAATGGCAACTTCACACCATGACCCGGCCAGCGGAGGCTGCGACCACTCGCTGGGCAGATATCGACGTCGAAAGGAAAATCTGGGCGATCCCTGCTGAACGCATGAAGAAGCGCCGCACGCACATTATTCCGCTCACTGAACAGGCTCTCGCGCTGCTAGAAGCAATCAAGCCCTATAGTGGCCACCGAGAGTACGTCTTCCCGGCAGACCGGAGCCCCCGCACCCACTGCAACAGCCAGACCGCCAACATGGCGCTGAAGCGCATGGGCTTCGAAGGCCGCTTGGTCAGCCACGGCATGCGCTCAATGGCCAGCACTATTCTCAACGAACATGGCTGGGATCCTGAGCTGATTGAGGTGGCGCTTGCACACGTCGACAAGGACGAGGTTCGCAGCGCCTACAACCGAGCGGATTACATCGAGCGCAGACGCCCGATGATGGCTTGGTGGAGCGAACACATCCAGAATGCAGCTACCGGCAACCTTTCGATGTCAGCCATCAAGGAAAATCGGGACAGAAAAATCGTGTCGATACGCTGACAAGCTTGTCCCTGATTAGGAACAAGCAGTTCCGCTCTAGGTCAGGGACATTTACCAGATGCTAAGTATCTGGCACAGCCTGGACAGTACGCACCAGACGCCTGACAGCATGCAAGAAGTTGTCAAACGCCCGGTAATCGCTTGGAGTGCAAGGCACGCTGACGAACCCTCTTCCCTCGGGCGGGCAAATCCGGCCATGAGATCGCCCCGACTGATATGACCAACCCTCAGCGAGCAGAGTCTTAATGAGCAGATTGATGTCCTTGGATGAGCTATATCTTCTCATTATCGCCCCACCACCAACGCGTCCCGATACCTCGACGCATAGGCCTCGACCGACAAACGCCACTCGCTGAACGCCCGCTCCGCCCCAATGACATTAACAGGACGGCTGTAGTGGTAACCCTGCTGGCCGCTCGCATTCTGAAAGAAGCGCCCCAGTGGGTCGATCATGATGTACGACTCACTCATGTCGTCATTGCCCTCAACGCACATCAGCTCACGCAACACATCATGTCGCGCAACGAACGCGAAAAAAGCCTCAGCGGAAACAGCCAGCTCGCTGGTCACCACCGGCAACATGCGCAACACCTTCCAACGCTGTGGCGCGAGCGCCTGAACGATCGGCGTCATGTCCTCCTGATGATTCAGCGCATTGACCACCGTATTGAGCTTCAAGCGCAGAGCCGGATTACCCCACCTTGCACGCGCCAGTTTTTCCGAAAGCGAATCGACGTCCAATAACAAGCCACGACTGTCGACACGGCCAATCGCCCTATTCCTAGCAGGGTTCATTGAATCCAGGCTCAGTCCGAGCATGGAAACCAGCGGTGCGAGTCGGTCGATCAGATCGTCATTGAGCCGGCTCCCATTCGTGATGACGGAGGCCGCCATCCCTTTGCTTCTCGCATAATCCAGAATGCGAAGCGAGGCCTCCTGATATAGCAACGGTTCGCCACCGGCCAGGTTCAAACGGATGCCGGACCAGGACAGGTGCTGACGAAGCGGATTAGCCGCGTTCTCTGGATCAAAGAATGCCTGTAGCTCATCCAGCAGATTGCGGACGCGGCTCCAGTCATGCAGCAGCTCCCTGCCTGCACCGTTCCATTTCGCGTAGCAATAGCGGCACTTGTAGTTGCAGGCTTCGGTCATGTGCCAGTTGATAACTAATTCGGAAACGTGAGGACGCATAGCCCCCTCTCCACTTCGGAGATACACCATGATTCAGCTCCTGGTGAAAGAGGGTTAAGCGTCGAGATGAGCGACGTAGCAAAGCCGGAACCCGACTTTGACTCCCTTGTAGCTCATCGCCATATGAACAGGGCAGAGATTGCGCTCAATTGAGCCACCAACGATAGATTGGCCCGTTGCTACAGAGGCGATCGGCGCTGCTCCATGCTGGTAGTCAGACAGCCACTCGCCGAAACCCGGCACCGAGAGGAATGGGACTCCTTCGTCGTTGTCGACCCATTTCAGGTTCGGTCCGTAGTGCATGGAGCCGCCAGGCCGGTAGCAATGCGATGAATTGCCACCCAGCTTGCCATCCCCACCGACAATGCCCCACCCCATTTGCTCGTAAACGGGGTCGTCAGGCATTTCTCCCTCTTTCACGATAAGAAGGCGCGATGAGCGCACATGGCTAAAGTCCATAGGCGGCGGAGCGAGCAGTCGCCACTCATCGATCGTCATCAGCCGGACGGGAAGCCCGGTGCGCGTCTCATAGTCACGGCAATAGGCGACCGCATCCAGCCAGGTCACGCTCGCCGGAAGATCGCTCGGATCCATGTTGAAAGCGCCCAGGTCGTCAATCTTATTTTCGCGGGTCTTGCGGGCTTTCTCCTGCCTGATCTGCCCCCAGTTCGTCCTGCTGCAGAAATCAAAGAACTCCGCGATGGTCACGAGGGGAGACACCATCAGGCAGCGCTCACCAAGCCGATGCGGGATAAAGTGATCGGATACGGCCCCGGTTGTCGCGCGGGGAGACCGATAACCCTGGCTGGCAATGAGTTCGCGCTGAATCAATTTCGCATAGCCAGGCCAATTGGCCGCCGTACCGCCTTCGGCGTAATGGCGCGACTCGGCGTCATGCTCCAGCTTTTCCGCCCAGGTGCCGGTGGCAAAATACAGGTGCCCGTCCAGCTTGCTTTGATCCATCGCCTTGGGCACCTCGTCCTTATCGAAGAACGGGTAAAGCGGGTTAGAGGAAAACGCCTTGTCGCGCTGATCACGAACAACCCAGTCAAAAGCGCCGTTGGCACCTTTCAGGAAAATCAGGTTGGCATTTCCAGGCACAGGCAGTACCTCTACCCAGCCGTCATCGGAGCCTTCGATCTCTTTACGGAACAGGCGGAAAAGCTGCAACTCAAACGCTAGGCCTTCTGCGGACATGTTGTAGCTGCGCATCACCGGCTCACCGACTGCGGGCTCCATCAGGTTGCTGCCCATCATGTTGAACATGCAGCCGACGAACTCGCTCACCGCGTTGAGCATCAACATCCGACCGGTCATATCGAGGTAATCGAGACCGCTGCCATCCTGCATGTAATCTGCACGAAAGAGGATCTCGTCCTCATGCTGTTCACAAAAAACGTATCGCTGCTGGTCTGTCAAAAATGCGTAGCCAGCTGCCTGGTCAAAATCCAGACGACCACACGCGCGCGCGGCGAACAGGCAAGAACCCACCCCGGTAAAGATCCGCTTGGGCAGTGCCAGACCGGAGTTGAACAACCGATCTGCAACCTGCTGCGCCACTAGAGCGCTAACCATTCTTGGCGAGTACGGCCACTTAATGAGATCTGTCGGCACCGACATACCGTGCTCGCCCAGGAAGTCGGCAATCTTCGGCTGCTCGACCTCGCGCCAATGGCTATAGGACTGCGCACCGAGGGTGCGGGCAAGTGCGTCCTGTAACGCAACCGATTTTAGGGAGCGCGCAATATGCTTTGGAATGGGCCGCGACCAACGACGGCGCAGCTCGTCTACAGCACCACGGATGTGGTCGTGATGAAGGCCTTCGATTCGCATGGACCAGAAGCGCTCAGAACCCCGGTCTTCGGAGTTTGGCTTCTCAGTCAGGACATGGACGTCACGCGCTGCACGCAACAAATCAGGCATATTCATAGCTCTCTCCAATAAAGCCACGGCAACAAAGCACCGTGCTGCCTCAGGCAACAGGTCATGGTCAGCAGGGATTTGGAGAGAGAGGGCAAGGCCCTTTGAGCTGATCAACTGAGGAGGCAACTTCCCAGCCGTGGTTGCTCAGGCACCACTCGCACTTAAGCGATTTGCGGATCATATTATCGAATATGGCCCGATTACAAGACCTCGGTTGCTGGCGATTCGATTCAAAAAATTTTCAGCCCTACATAACCGCAATGACATCACCACCAAGAAGGTCCTCCCCATGTCATTGCAGTGCCCTCACTGTCATTCCCCCAAAGTCGCTTCCTTCCACCATGCCATGAAGATCACCGCTGCAGTAGGCACCGTGGGCGGTGCTGCCCGTGGCGTCAGTGCTGCGTTAGCAGGCGGTCAGACCGGTGCAGCGCTTGGCGCTATCGCCGGCCCTGTCGGCGTCACCATCGGTTCAGTTTCCGGCGCCATCATCGGCGGGCTGGTTGGTGGCGTTAGCGGTTGTGCGCTCGGTGCTCAGCTTGGCCACAAACTCGACCGCCACGTTCTGGCTAACAACCTGTGCCTGCTCTGCGGGCATCGCTTCAACCTGCCGGCCTGATCCCGCCGCCTCCTCTTCTCTCACTCTTCCATCCATCCGACCGGTGCTGCGCTCTGCGCGGCGCTTTATGCCGGCTTGTACCCAAAGGAATCGTTCTCATGGCTCACCTCATCGAACAAATGGCCTATGTCGGCGCTACACCATGGCACGGACTAGGCAACAACCTGCCACAGAAACAACCCATCGAAATCTGGCAACGTGAAGCCGGTATGGACTGGCAGATCCTAGAAAGCCCAGTCCATTTCAAATCCGATGCGGTTGGTCACCTCGGCGCTATTCATTCTTACCCCGAGCAGAAAGTGTTGTACCGCTCCGATACGAAGGCTCCCCTATCGGTTGTCTCCAATCGGTACCACACCGTGCAGCCGCGCGAAGTGCTGGAGTTCTACCGGGACCTGACCGAAGTTTCCGGCTATGAGCTGGAAACAGCAGGTGTGCTGAAAGGCGGCCGCAAGTTCTGGGCCTTGGCACGTACCGGGCAAAGCACAGCGATCAAGGGACACGACCAGGTTAACGGCTACCTGCTGCTGGCCACGTCGTGCGACGGCACTCTGGCCACAACTGCTACGCCGACCAGCGTTCGCGTGGTCTGCAACAACACCCTGACCATCGCCCTGAACGGTACAAGCCGAGCCATCAAGGTGCCGCACAACACTCGCTTCGATCCCAACGCGGTGAAGAAGCAGCTCGGGATCGCCGTCTCGCAATGGGACGACTTCATGTACCGCATGCGCCATCTGGCTGAGCGCAAAGTGCAGTGGCATGAAGCAATGGGCTTCTTAATGAATGTCATGTGCGAAGTCAGCCCAACCGGCCAACTACCCGAACAACTGCCTAACGAGCGCGCCCTGCGCAAAGTCCAGGAGCTGTATGAAGGGCGTGGCCGAGGCAGTCAGCTGGATTCGGCGCGCGGTACCGCCTGGGGCCTGCTCAATGCCGTGACTGAGTATGTCGACCACGAACGCCGTTCGCGTAGCACTGAATACCGGCTGGACTCGGCCTGGTTCGGCCAGGGCGCGCAGATCAAGCAACGTGCCCTGGATGCAGCTCTACAGCTCGCCGCCTAATCCGTTATCTCTCAATCGTATAGCCCGATCAGCTTCGCGCTGATCGGGCTTTTTTATGTCCGCAAGGTGACACCATGACAACCACCACATCCAACCGCAACACGAGCAAACCCCGCTCAGCCCTGCGCTTGATCAGTACCAAGGAACTGCCCCGCGAAGAGTGGCTGGAAGTACGCAAACGGGGAATCGGCAGCTCGGATGCTGCGGCTGCCGTTGGCCTCAACCCGTACAAGTCGCAGCTGGAACTTTGGCTAGAGAAGACCGGACGGGACACCAAGCTGCCGAAAACCGATCCCGATGACGAAGAAAGTGCCATGTACTGGGGCAACGTGCTGGAGCCCATTGTGGCTTGGCACTACAGCAAGCGCACCGGCAATAAAGTTCGCCGCGTCAACGCTGTACTGCAGCACCCCGATCCTGACTTGCCGTGGATGCTTGCCAACATCGATCGCGAGGTGATCGGTGCCGACGACGTGCAGATTCTCGAATGCAAGACTGCCGGCATAAACGGGGCACGCCTCTGGAAAGAAGGCGTACCCGAATATGTGCAGTTGCAGGTGATGCACCAGCTCGCCGTGACTGGCAAGCGAGCGGCAGATGTTGCGGTTGGCTGGTACACCCGCTCAACGATGAGCTGCGTCAGAGCAAGGACGACAAGCTGCGCAGCATTCCGGTACGGCTGCTGTTCAACGAACCAGAACTGAATTTTCGTGCTGATTACACGTTGTTTGATCGCCAGTCAGGTCGCTGGCGGAACAGGGTTACCTGTAGGAGATGAACGAGCATGAAGCTGCTGCTACGAACCTTCGCTGCCGTGCTCGTGTTTGCAGGCATCCTCGCTGGTTGCCTGGCGATATTGCTGCTAGTGATTTTGATGGCGCGCTTTCCGCTGTTGCTAGCTGCGGTGGCACTTGCGTGTTGGATCCTTAACCGACTAATGCAAGCCACAGATAAAAAATCTCACTGAGGATGGCAATGCATCGGAGCGGGCGGCGGAATGCCGCTCGCACTGACACCAGTCATATTATTTTTTGCAGGCAAGAAAATGAGTTTCGACGCGTTGGGGTGCCACTCTGCGACGTGCATAAAGCTCGTCGCTGTTGCCATTATTCTGATTGGCGCCTTTTACTGGCCGATTGGGACGCTCATAGGCGAGGCTACTCATTCGGACTTAGAGCCAGCCTCCATCATTTTGTCATCGAGCCTTTTCAATCCGGCCAGCAGTGTGCGGCCGACAAAACGGCTGGGGGCGGAGGCGAGTACCTTGTAGCCCAGCTCTGCAGTACCAACCAGCGCACGCGCGGTACCTTCAATAGCAACACCTGCACCTGCAAAAAGCGACTCTACACCGTCGCCGCCGTTGTCGTAGAGTTCTGCAGCATGGTTGATACCCTGGATGGTGGCAAACATTCCGAGCCCGCCGACGCCAGTAAGCAGTGCATCAAGGGCGGTGTCCTTGGTGTCAATCACTGAGCCACCGAGTGCGAGGTCTACGGAATGCTCCAGCTCAATATTACTGAATCCTGAGTCGATCGCACGGGTCTGCTCGGCCACTTCCGAGGTAGCAATGATTGGGATGTCGGCGTCAACGCTGTTGACATAGGCGGCACTGGAAGTGGATTTAAGCTGGTAAGCAACTCCGTCAATGACAATATCGGTTCCGGGATTATTGAAGTGTTCGAACAGGGCACCGCCGCTATCAGCCGCCACCAGCTGCTCAAAATAGGCCCCCTTTGCTAGCGAGGTCAGTCCGGCCAGGCTCTCACCAGGCATAAACAGTGTTTCCAACCAGATTTCGCCATCATTCATGTCAACATAGTTGCCGTTGACCCTTCGCAGGGCATCGTAAATATTGCCAGCGGTGGCGAGGTCATCCCACAGGGAAAACGGTACCGACATGGCTGAGAGCATAAACCCGGCCCTGAGCGGCAGTTCCTTCTCCTGCTCCCGTGTTACTACATGGGCAATGAACTGCTCAATCTCGTGCTCGCTAGCCTTGATGCGTGCTTCGGCACGGTTCTCGAGCTCAGTAAAGTGCTTATCGAGGCGCATAAATTCGTCGGCGTAATCAGCCTTCAACCGTTCATGCATCTTCTTGAGCTGCCTGATGGCCTGGTCGATTTCGCTGAAATCTGGACCATCGGAATACTTAATCTTGTTCCACCAGGAAAACTTCTCGTAAGCCTCATCCCACTGGTCACTAAGCTGCTCGTGACGCTGCTGCAGGCGCTGCAGGGTTTCGCGCACAGTGGTTTCCGTCTGGATAAGTGGTGTCCGGCTACGGATGGCTCGTAGGTGCTGCCGGCACTGGCTGCGTGCAATTTCCACATCGACTGCCAGGCGCCGCTGAAGGTGCTGCCGAGTAAGTCCGTCTAGGTGCTGCTCCAGCTGTGGCTGAAGTACCTGCAGCACACTTCTGTTCAGTGGGCTCTGCCCGCCCTGTTTCCGGATGATGTCCAGCGCTTGTCGAGCCGCCGACAGCTCACGGGTGGCGAGGACTTTTTGAAGTGAATCGACTACCCCCGCATAACTCCGCAGATGCATCCAGTGAAAAAAACAGACGCACCATGCGAGTAACCCGAGCAGCAGCAAAAAGGCTGGTAGCGACGCTATTAGCCAGCGGGGATCGATCTGCTGGCCAGCCGCTTGGATGGGTTTCGCAGGCAGCAACTGCATGGCTGCGACCATCAGCAGCCCCAGCGCAGTCAGCCCGAGCGCTTGGCGCAAACGCTGATGACAGGCCTGTCGGTATTTTAAGAATTCGGGGGTAGTGATGACGGTCACTGTAAGGTTCCCTCTAATGCCCTGGGCAGCACACTGAATCGCAGCTTAAGCCGATCCCTGCATAAGTGTTTGAGATTTACCCTGTCATGAAGCTGAGCTAGTGATTACATTTTTGTAAGCTATCGGTTTTTTGACCGAGCGGCCGCTCACCCGCATAAACTGGTAGCTCATTACCAGAAATCACCAGCACGGGTATTTCATCCCAAGCCAGCTCGATCAACCGGTAATAGCCGGCGTTATTTCGATTGCTCTCGTGCAGTCTCTTCCCGCTCCATACGTTCACGCACGCCGCCTTCCACACCAGTGCCAGAGTGCATTGGCTTGTAAAGCGAACCCGTTGTTGGCGGTGCTGGCGGAGCTTTTTCGATCTGCCAGCGGTGCGCGATGTTCGCCGCGATTCGCTCGGTGAGAGAGGGGAACAGCGAATGCGAGATCACTGCGCCCCGGGCTTTCCAGCCTACCGGCAGACGTTTGCGCGGGTTGACCGAGACCCAGGCGATGGCTTCAACCACCTGCTCAGGGCCGTCCATTGCGGCCATGCGTGGCGTGCCGCCGGTGTAGTTGGCCGCGTGTTCCCAGAACGGTGTGTCCACAGCCTAGGGCATAACAGTGGCGACACTAATAGTCTCGCTGCCGCTCAGGCGAATCTCCTCGGCGATTGCTGCCCCGAGATTCATCACTCCACCTTTGGTCGCTGCGTAGGAGGCATGGTAAGCCAGCGGTATCTCGCTCTCGACCGAGCCGACGTTGACCAGCGTGCCGAAGCCCTGAGTTCTGAACTGGCGCATGGCCGCGTGGCTTCCGTAGATCACGCCCTTGAGATTGACGTCCACAACCCGCGCATGGTCCTCGACGGGGACGTCTTCGAAGCGCCCCAGTGCTCCGACCGCTGCGTTGTTGATCCACACGTCGATACTGCCGAAGCGTTCGATGGCGGCTTGGGCCAGGCCTTGTATGTCGGCTGGTTTGCTCACATCGGTGGTCACTACGAGTGCCGACCCTCCTGCCTCGCGTATCTGCGTAGCCAGTTCTTCGAGCACCGCGGTTCGGCGGGCCGCCAGCACCACGTCGCCTTGCAAAGCGGCAAGCCTGAGCGCCACGCCGCGACCGAAGCCACTGGAGGCACCAGTGATGACGAAGGTTTTGCCAGCTACGCTTGGCTGGTCGCTTGGTTTCAGGCGTGGGGAAACGGCGCAGCCACTGAGTTGCAGGGCGGTAAGCAGAAGCAGCAGCAAAGCCAATCTCTGCGATGAGAAGATTCGCAAAACCATTATTGGTTCTCCTGGCAAAGTCATACGGCCGAATGGTCCGTAACTCCAGTGTTGTACGACTGCCTTGTGCCAGCGCCGCCGCAGGACAGGCGAATAGAACTTTTCAGGCTAGATCATCAATCTAGTTATGGCGCGGAAACTTGATTACATTTCTGTAAGCATAGAACTGAATTATTGAGCTATACGAATGCATGCTTGGAAAAGATTTTGCTATTCGATCTATCGAGTCTGACAATTCACAATCGCAATTGAAACTACTGATTAATCGTGCAGTCGAATAATAATCTGTTTCTTGTATTTTCGCGCGGCTTGCGCTTCGAAAAGCGACATCGTTATGGTTAAAAATAAGCCGGCGTACGTCGGGTTACTCTTCATGCCAACTTCAATGCATTTATTACCTCAACGCGAGCCTGCCGCTTTGAAGCAGCAGTCTAAACTGGCCTTTGAACCGTCTGTAAGCGCAGCGACACGAAGAGAATATGAAAATTGATGAGCAACTGACAGCTGGAAATACGGAATACCCAACCATCGCTTCGCTGGCGGCCATCGGTGATGGTCGCTCCATGGCATTGGTGGGCCCAGATGGCAACGTGGAATGGTTCTGTCCTCAGCGTTTCGATGCCACACCGCTGTTTTGGCCGCTGCTCGACCGTCAACGTGGCGGGCGGCTACAGCTGTCGGCACCAGGTGACGTCAAAACGCATTATCTGGACGATTCTGCAGTATTAGAGCTCGAAGTGCACAGCGCGTCCGGGTCCGCCCGTGTCACGCTTTGTATGGAGTGGCCTGGAGCGGACGATCAGCAACGCTTGCTTTGGCAGGTAGACGGCTTAGCTGGCCACTGTGAGTTCATTCTGCAGTTTGAGCCGCGTCCAGATTTCGGAAGCGCAGCCGGTGAGGCAAGCATTTCAGCCGAAGGGGTAACCTATTCTTATATGGGCCAACAGCTGTTGCTTCAAGCGGACTGTGCACTGTATCCGGACGGCGAAGGCTGGAAGGGCGCGATCTCAGTAGATGCTGGAGGGCGTGCGGGAGCTTCTCTAAGCGTTTCCTTAGAGCAAGATGCCCCACCCGTTCCTGTGTCGATTGAATCCGTACCCGCGCGGATTGAGGCGACCCTGCTTGCGTGGCGCGACTGGTGCGCAGCGCTGGAATGCCCCGCAGCATATAGAGGCGCCGTGGTACGCAGCGCGATTAGCCTTAAGTTATTGATTTACGCACCCAGCGGAGCGGTCGTTGCCGCCGGAACCACTTCCCTACCTGAACACCTGGGCGGGGAGCGGAACTGGGATTACCGCTACACCTGGTTTCGAGATGCAGGGCTGACACTTGGTGCTCTTTTTGGCCTCGGTTGTCGAGATGAGGCGCATCGTTGGGCCCAGTGGATGCAGCGAACCATTGAGCAGCATGGGACGCCGCTGGCCGTGCTATACGATGTAAACGGAGCTGCGCCGCCGCCAGAACGTAATATCGAAGGGGTTGATGGCTATCGCGGCTCGCGGCCGGTGCGTGTGGGTAACGCTGCTGATGGCCAGTTTCAGTTGGATGTTTATGGCGAGTTGCTGGAGTGCGTGAGCATCTGCGATAGCATGGGCGACGATGCGATGCGGTCGCATTGGCCTCATATGCGCGCCGCTGCTGATTTCATTGCGACGCGC